AGATGAAACATTGGAACTAACAAAAGAAATAGAAGCTAAAGATAGATTAGATATACTCTGGGCACAAATAACAATACAATATGCTGCTATTATAAGAGCTCAAAAGATAATGTTTGTAGAAAATAAAGATGAAATTATAAAAGTATTAAAAAAAGAAGAAAGCTCAGAGTATGGAGATAAAAAAGAGTGGGAGTATCAGTTCGCTTGGGATAGACAGGCGAACTTTTTAAATGCCCAAAGTAGGGCTATGAGCGAACTAAGAAGCGCTATTAAACAATACGATGAAATGATTAATAAGAATTGGAAAATGGCAACTGAAGAGCAAAAGGCTAGAATAGATAAGCTTAAACTAGAGGTAGAAAATATCAAAGGTGATAATAAAGATAACTCTAATGAGGATTGGATAGATGCAATAAAAGCTATAGCAGAAAAGAGAGGTAAACAAAATGGATAATTCACTAGTAAAGTTAATGGATAACTATTGGGATAATCCAGTTTGGTTTGCTGAGGACATGCTAGGGTTTCATGCTGATAAGTGGCAAAGTGATGTTCTAATGGCTATAGCAAGTAATCCGAAAGTAAGTGTTAGATCCGGTCAAGGTGTAGGTAAGACAGGATTAGAAAGTGTAGTATTAATATGGTATTTACTAACAAGACCGTTCCCTAAAGTCATAGCTACAGCACCTACTAGACAACAATTATATGATGTATTGTGGGCTGAGGTTGCCAAGTGGCTAGTTAGTTCTAAGGTTGATCGTATGCTTGAGTGGACCAAAACAAAGATATACATGAAGGGTTATATTGAACGCTGGCGGGCAACAGCTAAAA